ATATACAAGACCCTTGTATGTTTATTATGAGATATTTATACAAGCATAGAAGTGCTAGTAACCCTGCTATGTGGAGAGGAACTGTTGTTGATGAAGGTATAGGTGAAGCATTAACCACTAAAAAAAACAATAAAAAAATAATAAAAAATGCCATAGCTAGATTTGATGGTTTATATGAATATACAGCTAAAGAACATGAAGTGAATACATTCAAGTTAGCTAAAGAAAGAGATTTAATACCTAGATATCTTGATACTGCGATACCGTATTATCAAGAAATGGGTAAACCAGTTTCCTATCAAAAGGAAATAAGATTGCAGATAGATGATATCCCTGTTGATATTTTGGGATATATAGATTTGCAATATGAAGGATTAGTAAGAGACATAAAGACTGTTAGTCGGTTGCCTAGTGCTATTCCTGATACTGTTAATAGGCAGTTGTCTATATACGCCAAAGCTGAAAATTGTGATGCTATGGTTGATTATGTATACGTAACTACTAAAAAAGCAGAGATGATAAGTATGCAAGTTGAGAATATTGACGAGCATATTAAAACTGTAAGAAGCGTGGCGATGGCTATCATGAACCTGCTTTCTTATTCAAATGATAAAAACCAAATAGCAAGTTTATTTTATCCTAACTATGACTCATGGTTGTGGGGAGAAGATGAAATTAAATTAGCTAAAACTATATGGAGATGATATGAAATTAAATGAAGTAATAAATAAAATAGCAAACTTGCCTAATGAAGATAAGGTGAATATACGAGGTAAATACTATACTACTGTTGACACGCGTCTACAGGCGTTTAGAAACACTTTTGAAACAAATGCTAATATAACAACTGAAATCATTGTTAATGACTTAGAAAGAGTTGTAGTAAAAGCAACTGTTTCTATTTATCAAGATGGTGCATGGAGAGACATAGGAAATGATTTTGCAGAAGAATTTAGAAATCAAGGTCCTGTGAATAAAACAAGTGCTTTAGAAAACTGTACAACCTCTGCTATAGGTAGAGCATTAGCTAACTGTGGATTAGGTGGAGGTGAATACGCTTCAGCATTTGAAGTAGATAATGCTATAAATAGTAAAGCATCTGCACCTGACTTATCTAAAGGTTATATATTCTTAAATAAAGATGGTCACAAGATAGGCCACAGCAAGAACGAAAAAACATTTTTAGATAAATGTAGACAACAGTTAAGTGACCCTGCTGACCCTGATAATCATGAGTTGTATAGAGTAAATAGCAAAGAGATAAAAAAAGCTTTTGAAAATACAAACCTTGAAAGTCCTGAAGCTACAGCATATGAAAAACTTATAAAGCTTTATGAAAAAGCATAAGCTTACACTAGATGACTGTGTATATCTTTGTATGAAAGATGGTAAGTGGTGGACTTTTTGGACTATACAGCAAAAAATAAAAGCTAAGATAGGAATTTTTTATGGCGAACCTTCTATAAGTGCCGCCATAAGAGATTTAAGAAAAGAACCTCAAAGAGAGAAATACAATTTAGAACCTACTGGAGAAGTGGTAATAAAAAAAAGAATGTTTAATAGCAAAGGCTATGAATATAAATTAATTTTAAAAGGAGAAAAGAATGGAATATGAAATGAAAGAAGGACAGGGTAGTTTGTGGCATGAAACAAATTGCAAAGTTATTAGAAAAGGTAAAATTAAAATAGAAGGCGAAGAACGATATGCTTCTATTCTTGAATATACTCATAATGACGGAACAAAAAAATATGAACTTGTTTTCAGTGCAGGTTTGCTAAACTTAAATGCACCTGAAGATAAAAGAAAAGAAACGAGTCCTGATATTGGAGGTGCTGTTACATTCAACAACATTAAATATAAATTCGGTGGGTGGCGTAATAGTAATGACAGTGGCACAGAATGGACAGGTGTTAGATTAACACCCAAAGAAGAAGGCGGTTACAATCAACAAGGTAATTATAATGACAAACCTTTTCCAAAAGATGAAGAAAAGAATGTTTATGTTGACGAGTCTGCTCCTTTCTAAAATTGTCTAAAAGAATAAAAGATGTAAAACATCTTATGTGGATTAGAACCCTGCCTTGCTTTATAAGTCGGTCAGGGTTTTTATCTTGCAATGGAAATGTTCAAGCACATCATTTATTAAAACCTAAAAGCGGCTTTAGGGGTTGGGGTCTAAAATGCCATGATTCAGAATGCATACCTTTATGTCAATTTCATCATGCACAACTACATACTAAATATGGTGATGAATTTAAGTTCTTTGAAAAATATGGATTTAGAAAAACAGCGGGTCAAGAATATGCTGAACAATTATATGAAGGAAACCCTAATTATATAGATGAAGAACGAGAAGATGAGTTACCTTTTTAAATTAATTTAAATATTATTCCAAAAAGGGTTTACATTTGCTTTAGAAACAGCGATACTTATTTCATAAATTGATAAAACGCTTTAATTAGCAAGGAAATAAAAATGATAAACTACTTAACTAAAAACGAATACACTGGTCAGAACATAGACACTCTAATGTCTTTAGGATACGACGAGAACGATTCATTCTTAACTTTCAAACAAGCATTAAAAATTGACGGTATCAGCGGAAAATCTTTAAAAGGCTTGAAAAAAGCGGCAACTTTATTCTTCATAAAAAAACGTGAAGACAAAGAAACTGGTAAAGAAGTAATAATTAAAAAATACTTCACAGTATTTGATGCTAAACAAGTGTTATCTAGAATAGAAACTAACAAGGCATCTTAATTGATGCCTTTTTTATATAAGGAAATAAAATGAAAAAATTAGACTTAATATTAATAGACCCATACGACCAAAGTATCAGCAGAGTTGATATAGATGGTAGCCTTCAATCTATATACGAAGTTCTACAATGTAGAGTTATGGATATTATTAGCCTTGGAGAAGGTGTAGACATAATTATAGATGATGAGGGTCGTTTAAATAATCAAAATAGATGGTTCTCTTGGGGTGGTAACTCTTTTGCAGGTAGATGTTTAGTTGCTAGTCATAATGAAGATGGAGATACACTATCTTGTCCTATAAGCATATCAAATATTAAAAATCTTAAGTTTTTAGAAGAAGGATACTCAGAAGAACCTTTTATGGAGTTCAGACCATTATGAAAATTGTAGGAAACAAAAACATGAAAACATTTCATCTATACATAAAGAAGCCAACTGATACAGGTTGGTTTCAAAGAATGCGTTCTAATCAATATGGAATGATTGACGATCAGAGCATGAAGTTCAAGCAACAAGGCTTTCAAACAAAAATAATTTCTAGTGATGAATATAGAGTCGCTAAGAAACAAACAAAGGGGTAAATATGTTTAGCACTAAAGAACAAATACAAGACTTACACGATACGTTAGGAGAATTAGACTTGTGGGAATATAAGACGTCTAAGGCTAATTTAATAAATCTCATAATATGTCATGGTTTATATAACACAAGCTTAGGACAGACTCCTGAGAGTGTCCTAGATGGTTATATGAGTTATATACAAGAACAAGAAGCAAATAATTACAGAGAAGGTGCTATTTATGATTAAGAACTTTTTTAAAAAATTAGATAACTTTCTTGATAGAAAGTGGAAAGAAACATCTAAAATTTTGCTCTATTTAGCAAGTGTGAAAGAAGAACAAGATTCAGATTGGGTAGGAATGCAAAAAAATATAAACAAGGATAAAAAAAATGAAAATTAGAAAACTTTTAGAAATACAATCAATTATAGAAAGTAAGGCACTGCCATACGATTTAGAAAATCTTGAACCATATCATTCAAAATCTAGAGGTGAATTAATAGATATATTAGATATGGATTTAATACATTTATTGAGAGCCTATAACAAAATAGACAAGCATCAAGATATAACCGAAAAAGAGTTCCTTAAAAAAATTAAAAATAAAATAGATGGATGGTTTATAAATGCAAACTAAAGACTTAGAGAAATTATTAAAAGAAAAATTAGAAAAAGATGGTGTTAATAAAGAATGGATGGAAAAACATTTAATTATTGATACTATAACTAAAGAAGATATTGAAGAATTTAAAAGAGGGGTGAAAGATGAATAATTTTAATTATGATGATGATGCACCATACAGTGTGAATTTTAATAGATGGTATCATGCTGTTAGCGTTGAAAGAGAAATGTTCAAAGAGGTAAAGATGCCTTTTGATGAAGCTGAAATTACATTTAAAAAAATGTGGGGATATAAGCAACTAGAGTCTAAAGTTTTTATTAACTAGTTTTATTTTCTGAACTATATTTAATATTTAAACCACATAAAGTACAAAGACGATTTTTTTCATCTAATCCTTTATCTGTAAGAATATATTTTTGACCTTCTACTTTTATAAAACCTTCACTAATCAAAGCAGTTAGATTTTCACTAGGTATATCATCACCAAACATTATTGCTAATATTCCACCTAGTCTTTTTGTTTGTGTTTTACTTAGTGCCATTTTCCCAATCTTTACCTTCAAATAATAGTGCTTCTGCTTCTCTACGTCTTATAAGGCCTTGTAATACCTTACCACCCGCCTTATTCCATCTCTTTATCTGTGCAGGTACATCTTCATATTCGGCTTTGTTAATTACTTTAAGCATTGTTGAAGCGTTTAGGTTTGCACCGCCAAGATTAAAAGTCCATGAAACTAAAGCATCAAATTGATGTTGATGTAGTGGTACTTCTACAGCTTTAAGAACAGCTTCTTCATATATCTCTAGATCAGTTAGTAATATACTATCTGCTTCTTCCTGTGTTATTTCTTGCCCTTCTGTTACAGACTTTGTATGACCATAGCCTATTGTCCAAACATCTGCGGCACATTTATAAGATTGTAATTTGCACCCTTCAAATACTTTGATAAGTGCTATTCCTTCTTGTGATATTTTCATATTATTCTCCCCAAGTTCCGTCTTTTTTAACTTTGGCTGTTTTTGTTCCACCCCAGTATTCAACTGCGTGTCCTTCTTTAACGAGGGCTTGGCAAATATCTTTCCCATCTTTTGTAAAAGGTGTTGCAAGAATCCTTCCATATTTTCCCTTCCCATGTGATTGTATTACTAATTTATCAGCACATAATTCTTTTAGCCTTTCTTTTGCTTCAAGACCAAGTGCTTTTTCTTCTAAATTTCTAGTTCGTGACTCAGGGGTATCTATTCCATTAAGTCTACATCTTTGTTTGTGAAGCTTTACATCAAAGCCTAAATCTAAAGTCACATCTATGGTGTCTCCATCTATTACCCTTTCAAGTATAGCGTTGTATACAAATGGTGTGACTGATTTAGACATAGCTTACTGCTTTGCCTTACCGATGTTTAAAGCCATTAACTCTAAAATTTTATAGAGCTTTCCAATCATGGCATCATCTTTTGGGGTTGGGGTTAAAGCACATAGTATAGATGCTCCGCATACGACACCTGTAATAATACCCAACCATTCTCCTATCATTCCTAACATATTAGTCTCTCCTATAATGAATGAATCTAAATGGTATCAGATTATCTTGTGTCTGACACCTTTTCTTCAGGTTGATCTTGCTTATCATAATCTCTATAAAACTTGATGATGTGTAAAGTTTCTTTGATATAGCGTTTTATTTCTGCCATGTTCATTGATAGATTTTCATAATCTTTAGTGTTTAATGAATAATATGCTGTTTCAGGTGCAGAGCCTGTTTCTAAATCTGAAAGGTACTCTTCCATTATTTGGGGGGTTAAAATTTCCCAATCAATATCCGCCATAGATAACTCTATTGGGAGTGGCGGGTGATACATAGGGGATGGCTCTGCAACTGTTATAACTTCTACAGGCTTAGGTTGCGTTGGCAACATAGAACACGCTGTGAAGTAGAATAAGGTAAAACTAACTATTATTAGATTTTTCATCAAACTGATTAGGGTTGGTTAAAGCTATAAGGTCTTCTTTGACTTTCTTTGTTCCCTTATTAACTATATTTTCTATTAGCTTCGGTTTAGCTAAAGCAAGATTATCAAGATCATGTTTTGCAAAAGTGTTTTTAAGTTTATTAACTTCTCTTTGTGCTTCTTGGTTTTTTGCAGTTAGAACATTAACTTGCTCTTGTGTTTGTTTTTGTTTTGCTAGATTTTTTTTAATAGATTCGTTTTGTTGTTCTATAGAATTTTCTAAAGCTATTTGATTGCCTTTTAAAACTGCTATTTGATCTTGTAACTTGTTTATATACCAACTGCTACTTGTAAGGGATATTAGCAGTAAGCCACCTAATGCTAACGATAATTTGAACCCCATGTATACACCTGTAATTTTTCGCTTTTACCTTTAGCCTAAATTGGTTCTAAAGATGTTAATTCTAATTTTATAGCATTTTTTGTAGTTTGACCAATTAGCAAATCTACACCTGCTTGTTTTGTTCCTGATTCAAGTCTTGCCGCAACATTAACAGCATCACCTATAGCAGTATAATCAAATCTATTTTTAGAACCCATATTGCCTATAACTGCATATCCTGTATTTATTCCTATACCTATAGTAACTGGTGTTATGCCTTCATCTACCAATACATAATTTAGTTCGTGCATATTTTTTTGTATATCTATAGCACATTCTAATGCCTTTGTTTCATGGTCTTCTAGATCAATAGGTGCATTAAAGATAGCCATCATTGCATCACCTATATATTTATCAACCATACCACCATGTTTTTGCACTGCTTCTTGTTGTGCAGTTAATGCTCTATTCATAATGTATGTTACTTGTTCAGGTTCTAATGATTCTGATAAAGCTGTAAAACCACGAACATCTGTAAATAAAAAAGTTGCATAACGCTTTTCACCTCCAAGTTTTAACAATGTAGGATTATCTTGTAATTTTTTGACCTGTCTTGGGTCAAGATAATGTTCAAATTGACCTTTTATCTGTTCTCTAAGCTTCCATTGTTCTTTAAATCTTAAATATAAAGCTATAGAGCCTGTTATAAACTGTGATATTAAAGACCAAGTGACATCAATCAATATTCCCCTGTGGATAAGTCCATATCCTGTATAAGCTGTGGACAACATTATTAATGTAGCTAATATAATCCCCCAAGTAACACCAAAAGCGTTTAATACAAGCCATATAAGGCTTACAGAAACGAAAAATATAAGTATTTCTAAAGCTAAAGCCCAATCAGGTATATATGGGCTATTTTCTATAAGTATTGATTCTGATAAAGCTGTTTGTATCTTATGTGGTTCTAATAATCCAACTGGTGTTGCTATTTGTGGCATTACACCATTGGCTGTGACACCTACAAATACAAACTTACCTTCTACGTTCATTTCTTTAAGGTCTGTTTGTTTAGTATCAACCCAACTTATCCATTTACGCCCTAAACTGTCTGTTTTTATTG